TTCATAACGGTATCAGTTTGCGTATCATCCGTGATTACGACATCAACAATGACCGTATGCCTTGCCGTATTGACGTACTCTACGGTTTCAGCACTATTCGTCCTCAGATGGCTTGCCGTCTGTGGGGTTGATCTAACTCATTTAAAAGGAAATTATCATGGCTATTCCTAATGGTGCTGGTGGTTACCAGCTTGGCGACGGTAACCTTACCGAAATTAACTTTGTCGTTCAAACAACTCCAACTGCAAAAACAACAGCAGCCACATTGACTGCCGCTGAATTGGCTACGGGTATCATCACTTACACCGGCGCTGCCGTTGCATTGACTGTACCTACTGGTGCTGCTTTGGATGCTGCGTTTTCCAATATGAAGAATGACACTTCTTTTGATTTTGTCATTATCAATACTGGCGGGACAAACGCTGCTACTGTTACAGCTAACACTAATTGCACCTTGGTTGGTGTTGCTGCTGTTAATGCTTTGACCTCGGCTCAATGGCGTGTGCGGCGTACTGCGGATGCAACATATGTGTTTTATCGGGTAAGCTAAATGGCAGTTATCTACCTACGTCACCCCGTGCATGGGAAGAAAGTCGCTTGCATGGAAGCAGAGGCCGTTTATGACGAAAAAAACGGCTGGGTGAGGTTTGATGTAGATGCGGTAGACGAGCCTGTCACGGTGAACGAAATGAAACGTCCCCGTGGCAGGCCCCGAGTTGAGGTTATTGACGCAGGAGCATAGGGTATGACCACATCTGCTGGCGACCAGATAAACGGGGCGTTACGCCTGATTGGTATGTTGGCAGAGGCTGAGACACCTTCAGCCGCCACATCTGCTGACGCACTGTCGGCGCTCAATCAGATGATTGACTCATGGAACACTGAGCGGTTGTCAGTGTTCACCACGCAAGACCAAGTGTTTACTTGGCCCGTAAATCAAGCTACACGCACGTTAGGGCCAACAGGTAATTTTGTTGGCAACCGACCTGTTTTGGTTGACGATGCCACCTACTTCAAAGATACCTCAAACGGTACTTCGTATGGCATCAAGATAATTAACGAGCAGCAGTACAACGGCATTGCTGTTAAGAACACAACCAGCACCTACCCACAGGTGCTGTACGTCAACATGGGCTACCCCGACATTACGATGACGGTGTACCCTGTGCCTACTGCGCCACTGGAATGGCACATTGTGTCGGTGGAAGAATTGACGCAACCAGCAACTCTGGCAACTACGCTGTCATTTCCACCAGGCTATCTACGGGCTTTTAGGTTCAACTTAGCTTGTGAGATTGCCGCTGAGTTTGGCGTTGAGCCAAGCCCACAGGTGCAGCGGATTGCCATGACCTCCAAGCGCAACATCAAGCGCATCAACAACCCTGACGATGTGATGGCAATGCCTTACGGCATAGTCGCTAATCGTCAACGCTATAACATTTACGCTGGGACATTTTAATTATGACTACCGTTGCCATCTCTGGTTTGCCCGTTGCCACCGTCATCAACGCTGCCGATATTGTTCCGTTTGTCCAAGCTGGCACAACCAAAAGCATCAGCAAGACCTTGCTGTTTACCAGCCCAACAATGGTCACGCCTGTGCTGGGTACAGTAACGTCAGGAAATATTAGCGCCTGTACCAGCACCAGCATGGTCATGGTTACGCCAGTGCTTGGTGCGGCCACTGGCACTAGCCTATCAACCACTGGCAATCAAGTCATCAGCGGCACAGGCAAGCAAGGTTACGCCACAGGTGCTGGTGGAACGGTTACCCAAGCCACCAGCAAATCTACAGGCGTGGCGTTGAGCAAATCTACAGGCCAAATCACATTAGACGCTGCGGCATTGGCTGCTTCCACGACTGTAAGTTTTACGCTGACAAATACGGTTATTGAGGCTGGCGACATCTTGATAATGAACCACATCAGTGGCGGCACTGCGGGTTCTTACCTGCTCAATGCTCAGTCTGCGGCTGGTTCAGCAAGCATCAACGTGCGTAACATTTCTCTGGGTTCTTTATCTGAAGCCATTGTTATTGCCTTTGCCGTTATCAAAGCTGTTGCTACGTAATGAAATCACCCATCCTTGGCAGCGCCTATGTTGCCCGTAGCGTCAATGCTGCGGACAACAGGATGGTCAACCTGTTCCCAGAAGTTATTCCAGATGGAGGGCAGACAGGCGGGTTTTTGAACCGGGCGCCTGGGCTTGACTTGCTGGTGACGGTCGGGACAGGGCCAATACGGGGCTTGTGGACGTTTAACGGCGTTGGCTATGTGGTTAGTGGCACTGAACTCTACAGCCTCACCACGGCCTATGTAGCCACCTTGCGTGGCACGGTAGCAGGCACTGGCCCGGTCAGCATGAGCGACAACGGCACTCAGTTGTTTATTGCAGCCAACGGGCCGGGTTACATTTACAACAGCAGCACCTCGGTGTTTGCTCAGATCACAGACGTTGACTTTGCTGGTGCGTCCATAGTCGGTTACTTGGACGGCTACTTTGTCTTCATCCAACCAGACAGCCAGATATTCTGGGTGACGCAACTGTTGGATGGCTCATCAGTTGACCCGCTTGATTTTGCCAGTGCCGAGGGTTCTCCAGATGGTGTAGTCAGCATGATTGTTGACCACGGGCAAATTTGGCTATTTGGCACTAACTCGGTCGAGGTCTGGTACGACTCCGGCGCTGCCGACTTCCCCATGACCCGTATCCAGGGTGCGTTCAATGAAATTGGTTGCGCTGCGGCCTTTTCGGTTGCCAAGTTGGACAACGGCATCTTCTGGCTAGGCGCAGATGCGCGAGGCCAAGGCATTGTTTACCGGGCCAACGGCTACACCGGCACTCGAATTAGCACCCACGCTATTGAGTTTGCCATTGCCCAGTACGGCGATATTTCTGACGCTATTGCCTACACCTACCAGCAAGAAGGCCATGCTTTCTACGTCCTGACATTCCCAACCGGCAACGCCACCTGGGTCTACGATGTGTCCACTCAAGCGTGGCACGAACGGGCTGGGTTTGAAAACGGTTTGTTTACCCGCCACCGGTCAAACTGCCAGATGGCGTTCAACAGTCAAATTGTGGTTGGCGACTACGTTAACGGCAACATTTACGCTTTTGACTTGGATGTGTACGCTGACAACGGCAGCATCCAAAAGTGGCTGCGCTCATGGAGAGGCTTGCCAACTGGTCAGAACAATCTCAAGCGAGTGGTGCATCACACCTTGCAGCTTGACGCTGAAACAGGCGTAGGGTTGGGCGTATATCCAGAGCAAACTGCTGATGGCATCCTTACGGAGTTGGCAAACGTCCCACCAGCCGGGCCAAGCTACCAACTCGTTGCCGAGTTTGACTGGGAATATTTAGTAACCGAGGCCGGGGATGAGATTACAACTGAGGCAGGCGATGGGTTTGAGTCCTTGGTGACCTTTGCTTACTCTGGCCCAGATATCAATGGCGCTGATATTGTTACCGAGTCATTCCCGGCTACACCAGGCTACGACCCGCAAGTTATGTTGCGTTGGAGCGACGATAGCGGTCACACCTGGTCAAGCGAGCATTGGACTAGTATGGGCAAGATCGGTGAGTACGGCTACCGCACGTTTTGGCGGCGGCTTGGCTCATCCAGAGATAGGGTCTACGAGGTCAGCGGCACTGACCCGGTAAAGATTGTCATCATGGGCGCTGAGTTGGTGCTAAGTCCAACGTCGAGCTAGTATGGCAAACGTCACCCAAATCCCTGCGCCTCGGGTAATGTTTACCCAAGACGGGCAGATCACAACCCAATGGTTTCGTTGGCTCAACAACGTCTACACAATCACGGGTTCTGGCCTTGGCATCACGCCAGTAATCAACGGCGGCACGGGACTAGGCACAATTCCCACCAACGGTCAACTGCTGATTGGCAATGGCACGGGCTACGCCCTGCACACCTTGACTGCCAGCACAGGCATTACCGTGACCAACGGCGCAGGGACTATCACAGTGACCAACAGCCTGCCAGACCAGACAGTGGTGCTGACGGGCGCAGGAACTACGGTAGTAACAGGGACTTACCCAAGTTTTACAATCACCAGCAACGATGCATTTGTTGGTACGGTCACATCAGTAAGCTGGACAGGCGGCATTGTGTCTGTTGCCACCCCAACCACCACGCCAGCGTTTACCATTGCAGGAACCAGTGGCGGCGTACCGTACTTTTCTAGTGGCACAGCCTGGGCTTCCTCTGGCGTGTTGACTGCAAGCAGGATAGTGCTGGGCGGCGGCGCTGGCGCTGCGCCTACGGTATTGGGCAGTTTGGGGACGACTACAACGGTGTTGCACGGCAATGCTGCTGGTGCGCCGACCTTTGGTGCGGTGTCTCTGACAGCGGATGTCACTGGAACCCTGCCAATAGCCAACGGCGGTACTGGTACAACATCCACTACTTTTGCCAGCCTGACAACAAATGTATCTGGTATCCTCCCCGTAGCAAATGGTGGCAATGGACTGGGCGCTGCCTACACCGTGGCAACCCTGCCAGCAGCTGGTACGCAAGGCCGCAGGTCATGGGTGACTAATGCTTTAGCCCCAGCGTTTCTAGCGGCTCCAGTGGGCGGTGGTGCGGTGGTTTGCCCGGTGTTTGACAATGGCACGGCGTGGGTGGTTGGGTAACAAGGAGAACGATTATGGCAACTGATTTATGGTCATGGCTTATCCCCGCAGGAGCATCGCTACTTGGCGGCTATTTATCGTCTAGCGGTCAACAAAAAGCTGCGGAAACTGGGGCAACTTCATCTAGGGAAGCGGCGTTAATTCAAGCGGCGGCAGCTGAACAAGCACTTAGGTTGCAAAAGCAACTTGCTGACGAACAGGTACTAAGGAACGCGCCAACTGTACAAGCTGGTGATATTGCCCGAAACCGAATGTTGGATTTATTGGGTTTGAGTGACAGAACTGGCGCTGCTGGCTACGGCTCAATTAACCAACCATACAGCATGGCGGGGTTTGACCCTAACTCGCTGATGCGTAACTTTGGTGCGGCAGATTTTCAGACCGACCCTGGCTACAACTTCCGTATGAGCGAAGGTTTAAAGGCTCTTGATAGGCAAGCCGCTGCTAGAGGTGGAATGATGTCTGGTGCGGCCCTTAAAGCCGCAGGACGCTATGGGCAAGATTTGGCGTCACAAGAATACGGGAATGCCTTTAATCGCTTTCAAACCAACAGAGCCAGCCAAACAGGACTTTTTACAGACGCCTACAACCGCAACCGGACACGCCAAATGGACGAGTACGGGCGTTTAAGTGACTTTACAACTAGGGGCGCAAACGCTGCCGCTAACACAGGCACATCGCAAGCTGCCTATGGAACGAACGCCGCTAACCTAATGAGCGCAGGCGCACAGGCAATGGGCCAAGGTGTTCTTGGCGCTGGTGCTGCAACAGCCGCTGGGCAGATAGGCGGAGGCAATACTTACAACAACGCTATACAAGCTGCGCTTCAAGGATACCAAAACAACCAGATGATGGATATTTTTAGAAATAGGCAGTCGGCGTATGCCCCGCAACAACCTGTATATGCTCCGCAACAAAATGCGCCTTACGACCCATACAGCAGGTTTAGCTATCCAGGCCAAGCATAGGAACTATTATGGCAACCCTTAACGAAATGATAGCGCAAGGGGCGCAGTTCTATACCCCTGACCCAGTAGCGCAATACAACAAACTGGCGCAAATGCAGCAATATAAAACTCAAAATGAGTTAAGCCAACAAGAGGCAATAGATAAAGCTACTGAACGTCAACGGATAGTTTCCGACAGAGCCAGACGCTCAACTTTTTTAACCGGACTAAGTCAAAAACTAGCTGAAAAAGGCCATACTTTAGATAGAGATACATTGTCCAGTATGATGAGTTCTGGCATACCAGATATTGAAAAACTTGCTTTTGAAGGATTTAAAGCACTAAACGCAGAAGAATCCTTTAACGCTGCTATGGGCGGCGCTCCCGCCCGTGCTGCTGCGCCTGCTCCTGCTCCTGCTCCCACCGCACAGGCTGCTGCACTTTCGCCTACTGTTCAAACGTCCATAGACGACATGGTAAGCAGAGGTATTCCCAGAGAAGCTATCACTACTGGCCCAGAAGGACAGGTATACGTTGGGTCTTATGGCTCAAACGTTGTTGGCGAACCAATAATGGAGCAGTATCGAACACCAGAAGGAAGTCTTGCTACTCGTCCTCAAGCGCCGTTAACACCTCTAAGGGTAGCTGCTAACCAAATGGCTCTAGGCTCTGTTAACACAATGGTTCCGCAAGCACCGGCGCCTGCAGCCAACGCAATGATTTCTGCACCAGCACCGGCTGCACCACCTCAAACTCAATTGCAAAGTTTTGTAGATCAATATGAAAGACTTTCCAAAATACCAAATCCAGACAAAAGAGTTGACAATCGCATAAAGTTTCTTACGGAAGAAATATCTAGGTTAAGCAAAAGAAACTTACACACTGTGGCTGGCGTTGGACTTGTTGATGCGGATACAAATACAATAGTGTACGCCTCCCAAGAAAAAGGAACTTTACTATCGCAATATCAAGCAGACCTTGCTGCTGCGACTGACCCTAAAGTACGCAAAGAAATTCAAGCTAGGATAGATAAAGAAACTAGTCATCCGCTACCCACTAAAGTTGACACCAGAGTAAACGCTTATGTTCCTGCAAGTGAAAGAGCACAAACGGAATTCATGCAAGAAGCAAGGGTTACATATAGCGCCCTTAAAAATGCTCAACCTACACTAGATAATATTGAGGCGGCAAAAGCACTTGTACCAACAGCCAAAGGATTTATGGGTGCTGGTGGGGAGCCTTTGCTTGCAGCAGCTAGTTTCCTAAATAATCGTTTAGGTACAAAAATTGACACTCAAGGCGTAACTGATGCAAATGTTTTACGGTCAAGATTGTTTTTTGGCATTTTGGACAACCTAAAGAAACTTGATTCTCAACCATCACAATCCCAACAGGCGGCTATGCAAGAAGCATTAGGAAATCTCGGTACTGACCCTAATGCTTTAGGCCGAGTGCTTGATGCTTTTGGAGATTCAATACGGACTAAAGTTGATTTACATAATGCAGAAATGTCTGACGCCGAAACACGGGGAGTAAAATTTCCGTACAACCCAAGAATAGTTATTAAGCCAAGAAGTGGAGCCACCAGCAATCCTCACGCAGGAAAAACAAACGAGCAGATTAAAAAAGAATTGGGGTTGTAAATGGCAGACCTTTCTCTATTGTTAGAAGCAGAAAAACGAGGAATTTTGCCAGAAGACAAAAAAAGTCTTTTGGAAGAGGCTAGAGCGCGTGGATTAGTTCCAACGCAAGAAGGAGCCGCCCCGACTGTTTTGCAGGCCACCGCTAAACGTAGCTACTCTGCCGCTGACGTTTTGCCTGCCGCTGCGTCAAATTTTGTAGGTAGCGGCGCTGAATTTTTTAGGGGTGTGGGACATATGATTATGAACCCCCTAGATACGGCAAAAGGATTAGTAGACATAGGTGCTGGTGCTATTCAAAATGTGTTGCCAAAAAGTGTAGTTGGTGCGGTTGATACAACAGTTGCTAACTTAAAACCAAGCCCATCCGTAGCAACTTCTGCTGCTAAAGCAATTGCGCCTATTAGCCCTGGTGCAAGTTCTCTTCTTTTATCTTTTGCAACCCCAGAATCTGGCAGTTCAAAGCAAGCCGTTCAAGCAGCTAATGCTGCTGGTGGATTTTTTAAAGATCGTTACGGTTCTTGGGAGGGCATAAAGCGCACGTTAGCTGAAGACCCCGTAGGGGCAATAGCTGACCTATCGTCCCTTCTAGGCATAAGTGGTGCAGCAGCAACTAAAGTTGCCGCTGTCTCAAAACCCGCTGTTTTGTCTGGTTTGATTCAGGGCAAAGGCTCTTTGGCTGCAAAAGTTGCAACTGCTGCTGCCCCAGTTGTTGGCGGATTAGATACTACAGGTAAAGTTTTATCGGCTGTTGGAAAATACACTGATCCGTTATTGCCTGCCGCTGCTGCTGTTCAATATGCTGGCCCTGCTGTCGGCGCAGTAGGTGGAAAAATAAAAGATGTTTTTGCGCCTAGTGGTCTTAAAGATAAAGCGTTGGCAAATGCACTAGAAAATAATGTTCAGCTTATGGACGAAGCAATTAAGTTGCTTGGCCAAGGAAAAACTATTGAAGAAGTTGCCGTAGCTTTAAAAAGCCCTGGCCTAGCTTCATTTGTTCAAGAATCATCTGACGTAAATTCTGCCGTTCAAAGGTTGTATAACGCTAGGCGAGAAGCAATTAGCAATCGGCAAACCAAAGTTTTAACTGCCGCAGAAACACAAGTTCGTCAGCAAAACGAGGCCGCGCAACAACAAGCTACGGTTGGTTTAGAGGCTGCTTTACCTGTTGCCACGGCCTCGCCTACCGCGCCTCGCCGCGCTGTCAAGCAAGCACTTGCTGGTGAGGCAGCAACGCTGGAAGGCCGACAAGCTGCTATGACAAGTCAGCTTACCGCTAAACAACAGGCTGCTGAAGCCGCGCTTGCAGCGCAACGTCAAGGCGTTGAGGGCGGCATTGCCAACGTGAGTCAGCTACAAACTGGTGAGGCATTGGCAGCGGCAACTAAAGCAATTGAAGACGCCACCAAAAAAACTGTTACCGGCCCAGCATATGACGCTGCGTTTGCTGCTGCGCCAAAAGCTACTATTCAACTTGATAGTTTGGCGTCTGTTGCTAAAGGTCAACTTGGCGAGGTGTTAACTCAAATTAAAGGGTTGGCTCCAAACGCTTCAGTGTTGCTTGAAAAATATGGCCCTAGACAAGTTGAAAGCATGATTCAAGGCGTCCCAGTTAAAACCATGCAATCTGCAAAGCCGGTCACATTGGCAGAAGCAAATGAGATACGGCAAGCCATTAACATTGATTTGGCGTCTTTAAAAGGGTCGCAAGAATCTGGCGCAAACATTGCCCGAGCGCGGTTAATGGAGTTGAAATCTGCGCTTGACAAATCAATCAAAAACGATGTTCCAAAAGAAGCATTTGATTTATTTGAGAACGCAAACAAACTTTTTAAGGATCGCATTGTTGATGTTTTCAGAACAGGTCAACCTGCAAATCTTGGACGAACCAGCACTCTAAATCAGCCCATGCTGTTACCGGGGGATATTGTTAGCAAGACAATGGCTAGTGAGGGTGATGCGTTGCAATTTTTGAAGGTTTTTAAGCAAGACCCTGCGGCTATGCAGAGCCTAAAAAAAGGTGTGGAAGACTTGTATCGGCAACAAGTTCTTGCTGGCGGCAAAGCAGCTACGCCTGAAGCGCATACTGCATTTATGTCTACTAACGAAAGACAACTTGCTGCCTTAGACAACGCAGGTTTGGGTATGTCTACGCGACTGAACCAGATTGGTGGTCAGGTCAAAGGGCTTGCCGCTGCTGAAACGGCACTAACAGCGCAAGGTAAAACAATTCCAAACAAAGTGGCAGAGGCGTTTAAAGCTGAAGATGAGGCATTAAAACTGGCGTCCACTACGCTTGGGTATAAGCAAACCGACAAGTTGCGTGAGGCTATTGTTAGAGACCCAATGGTTGCTGACATGGCGTTAACCCGTATGGACGCGCCTGCTAGATCATCTTTAGCTAGAGGTGTTTTACAAGACGCCATTAAATCTGGCGATGCTAATTCAATTCTCAAACATCTTGATAGCAATGAACAAGGCATTATGCGGGTGCTTAACGCATACGACCCCAAAACTGCCAAGGCCACGTTCGCCGAAATGCAAAAACAAGCAAACTTGCTAAAACTTGCTGAAGAAACCGGGAACCAACTTAAAAAAGTACCTACAGATAATGCTCTAACAACGGCTAAAAAGCTAAATGATTTAACTAGTGGGATGCCAGAAGTTCAAAAAGAAGTAGTTAAAATTCAAGCGGAATTAGCGCGAGGCGAAACATTTAAACAATTGGCTGCACAAGGTAATATGAGCGCAAAACGATTGTTTAGTGATGAACTGCGCCCAAGAATGTTGCCGTTAAATCAAGTTATGTCTATTGTTAATAATCTTTTGACGCGTTTAGAAGGAAAGTTAAACGAAAAATTAGCTGTTGAAATAGCCACTGAATTGGCAAGCTCTAATAAAGCCGCAGAAGCAATTGCGGCGGCTAAAAAACAACAGCTTTCTAAAGGCGCGACTAGCAAAAGTATTGCAAATGCTATGGTTAATCCTGCTACGCTACCTGCTGTTCAAATCACCAACGCAATGGCAGAAGCACAATGACACCCGAAGACCGCGCCCTACTTGTCGGTGAACTGACCTCTGTCTTGCGTGAGCGCAGGTCGGACAACATCCTCTCGCCTGAAGAACTGGCGTGGGTGAAGAACGCCATCAAAGCGCAGAACGACATGGAAAAGCTGCGGAAGGCCATCATTGAGAAGACACTCGCCGGTCTGATCTGGACGGCTATCCTTGGCTTGGGCTATCTGGTTGTTGACTTCTTCCGAAACCACGGGCTAAAGATATGAGCTATCTTGATGAAATATCAGGCGGGGGTTACTACCTCAATGCGTTCAATAATCTGCTGAAAAAGCGGCAGTTGGCAAACGAGATGGCAATGCAAAGCCAACCGCAGATGCAGAACGAGATGATGATGGGTGGTGGCAGTGAACGCGCACCAACCGCATTTGACAATATGTCCAACGCTGAGAAAGCCGCCTACTACAGTAACAACCCTACGATGGCGGCGATCACGCAAGGCTTGCAGAAAGGGTTTGGCATGACCAGTTACGGGATGCTGCAAAACGCCCTAGTGCCAGATTTTGTGCGAGAGCAGGGCATGGTAGCCCGTGGGATTGACCCTGGCATTGGAGTCCAAGGCCAAGGCACGACAGGTCAAACAGGCTTGTACGGCGACCAGTTTGCGGGTATGCCTGCGCCAAAATCCTCTGGTTTTATGGACACACTGGGACGGATGTTTGGCGGTTCCTCAGTGTCTTTAAACCCAGCGCCGGTTGAAGATCGGGCGGCATCACTTACGCCAACAGGAATGGCAGCAGCAGCGCCAGGGGTAGCAGAGGCAAACGCTGCTGGATACGACTCTGGCATGGGCAACTTTGGTGGTGGCTCAAATAGCTTTGGCGAAGGCCAATACAACCAAGGCGGCATGGTTCACGCCCAGCACCTAATGGGCCGAGCGCCTGCACCGGACGATGGCTACGGGGCGCTACAGGGCGGTGAGTACGTCATCACCAAGGCGGCGGTGGAGAAGTACGGCAAGGCAATGATGGACGCCATAAATAATGGCACTTTCCGCTAATCATGGAATTTTTCGAGGCACTGGCAAAGGGTTGGCCGATGCTGCTGGCGCTGATTACGCTGATTATCGTTTTGGCTAAGATGGACATCAAAATCGCCGTGCTGGAAGAAAAGGTTAAATCGTTGTTTGAGATTTTTAACAGGAAAGACAAATGAGCAAAGATAAACCACACTACCTGCCCAGCGGCAAGCCGTACAAGGGCGACACCCACAAGGCTGGCACTGTCCTGATGACGGGCGCAAAGCACACGCCAGCCAGCAAGCCTCTGACGCATACGCCGCCTAAAAAGAAATGAAAGCCAAGCTCACCTTTTTCGTGACCCTAATGGTCAGCATGACCCTGTGTATTGTTGTCTTTGGCATGGTTGCTGTTCTGATGATCGGCCTGTTTGACGAAAAAGTGGACAACAGCGAGATTTTTAAATTGATTAGCCCTGCATTTCAAACTATTGTCGGCGGTTTTATTGGTCTGCTGGCAGGTGTAAAACTCTCGCATGATGATGATGAGGACACAAAATGATTGGACTAGAAGCTATCCTTGGTATTGGCGGCAAGCTGATTGACAAACTAATCCCAGACCCAGCTGCTCAAGATGCTGCACGGCTAGAGTTGCTCAAACTGCAACAGTCGGGCGAACTAGCGGCAATGACCGCCCAGACCGAGATCAACAAAGCCGAGGCTAGCAACCCGTCCGTATTCGTCAGCGGCTGGCGTCCAGCAATCGGTTGGGTCTGCGCCTTGGCAATGGGCTACCAGTACCTGGCTCGACCGCTGATGGTTGCCTTTATGCCTGCTTTGGCTTTCCCTGGCTTGGACGACAACCTTTGGCAATTGATGATGGGTATGCTTGGCCTGGGCGGGTTGCGGACGTTTGAAAAGACCCAAGGCGTGGCATCCAAGTGACTCCGCATTTCAGCCTTGCGGAACTGACGCACACTGACCACCGCAGCCTAGACAACACGCCTAACGCTGCTGAGTTAACAAATCTAAAGCGGTTGGCTGAGTTTCTGGAGACCGTCAAAACAACGCTGGGTGGCAAGCCAATAATGATTAACTCAGCCTTTCGCTCCAAGGCCGTCAATGACGCCGTAGGCAGCAAAGACACCAGCCAGCATAGGCTAGGGTTAGCTGCTGATTTTAAAGTGCCTGGGATGACGCCAGACTCTGTGGTGAGGGCATTGCTTAAGCTACCCTATGACCAGATCATCAGAGAGTATGACGCCTGGACGCACATCAGCATTGCTGACAGGCCCCGGCGTCAAGCACTCATTATTGACAAGTTAGGGACTCGGCCCTTTGTTTAGCAATCGATAAGCCTCAATCGCATCTTTGAGGTCACCTCGCAGCTGCTCAAGCTGGTCTTGCTGCTGCTGGAGCCGCAGGTAGGCGTCCAACGCAAACCGATCTAGCGTTGCCCTGTCCCAAGTATTGAAGGTAGGGGTCATTTAGG